CCATATATTTACAAATATAACCACCTCAAAAATAAACTTAGTTAACAACTATACTTTTGCAACGATAAACCATTTAGTGCCGTCGCTCATTATAGTTTTAGATTCGTACTTACTGCCCAGCGTTGTAGTTGCTGCGTCATTAATTAAGAAAGTTCCTGCGTCAATAGTAACTGTATGGTTTGTGTTTGTCTTTATAAATATATATTTTTTACCGCGTGATTCGTCAGCATCGGGTAAATTTACTACTACGTTGCCGTCCGCGCTATCACATATTACAAGCTCGTAACCATTCGTCAGCGTATGCGTTCCAACTGTGTAGCTAATTGGCGCGCCATGTTCTTGCAGATACCATTCAACAGATTCGGTGCTATCGTCATATCTAAGCTGCGTTTCCCAAATAATATTTTGCGTTGGCTGTGCTGTTGGTGCGCCGTCTGCTTCATTTATTAAAAACTCTAGAAAGGAATCCGGCTGGTTGCTTATCATTGCCTGATAAGAGTTAACCTGTGTTTCGATTAAGTTTAACCGATCGCGTAAAATATCGCCCTGCTCGTTGCTGATTCTCAATCCCTCGCCGTTCGTGGTTGTGTTGGTATATATTGGAGCTATCCCCAACCACTCGCCTTCCCACGTGTCAAACCTTGGGTTAAACGATACGCCATTCAATACCCAAACATAGCCATCAAAATACAAGGATTTCATTAAATGGTAACTGCCTGAATCTAACCAGGTACCGCGAACCACTGGCATAAAATCCGCATACAACGACGACAATCCCACGCCTAGCATTTTAGTTGGCGTGCCTTTAGTTATTGAAACCCAACCGCCATAAAATTCGTCCGCAATTACCCACTGCGTGCCGTCGTTCGCCCATATATTACCTATCCCGTATCTATTACCGCTATAGTAATATTTTGGATTTAATTGTACCTGCGTGCTGTTTACTGAGTTGCTAGCGTTGGGCGTGAAATCCTCGGAAATATCCCAAACAAAATCAGGGTTTTGGTAGTCGCTTGTTTCAGCGAATGCCGCCTGAATGCTGCCCCAAAAGTTAACGTTTACAATCGAGCCAACGGTCCGCCATTTACCGCGCACATATTGACGCGGCTCCAGCGTTACCCCTGTAATCTCCGCCCGTAATACGTTGAACCCTGTCGGGGGGGTGGTGCATAGCTTTTCAAACTTAAAGGCAATCCAGTTACCCTGCAGCTCGCGAATGTCTACCGCCTCCACTCTAGTCGGCACACTAGTAGTTGATACCCAATATCCCGTGTCGTCTAAAACTTTTTTATTAAAACTGCTGTCTTCAATCCATATGCGGATTGAATAGCGCATAATAATATTTATCGTGTTGCTTACCCCGACAAAATCCGATTTAACAACGAACTTAATTTTTAAAGGGTGTTCGCTTACCGTGCTACCCGTTGGTATTCCCTCCAGTTGCAACGACAGCGCAGACGTGGTTTTGTTTGCCCGTGTACGAATTAAGCTAGCGGCGTTTATTCTCTCCGTGTCAATCGTTAACTGTTTAATCGCAGGCTGATAATATAGCGACGGCTTAGCAGACCATTGCGGCCGCGCTGGTAGCGTTCCAAGTTGCTGCCTGTGCGTAAGCGTTCCGGTGCCTTGGTAATTAGCTGTGTAATTATAGCGGCGATATGGTAGGGTTACATCCTTGTAGCAGGTAACCATATTTAAATCGTAATACCAGTTTGCCGCTAGGTCAATTGCCTTCACGTCTTGAAATGGATCGTAATCCTCGAGGAAGGTATTAATATTTAAGCGCAGCATATCAAAGCCCTTCCGCGTGGCGTCGGCTGAATACATGCTCATCGCATCAAACAGGTAATAATCTGATTTTCCTAAATACGGCCAATAATCATGCAGCTCCAATTCATGAAGGCAATTCCTGACTAATACGTTTACCTGAATATAGTCGGAGGTAAACCAGCTATTTTTCACGTTATAACCGTCTAACAATTCCAACCCGTCTACGGCGGTTAGTTTTATTATCGGCTTGCTGTCCAAGGATTCACGCAAGCGCTGCATTTGGTCCGCGATAATACGGCCCACAAAAAACAAATCGCTTCCGCGCCATACCACCATAGTCCAGTAGGTTTCTGCTTCCGTCTGCAATGATAGGAAATCCGATAGCACCGTACTATTTGGCATAACAAACTCGGCGCTAATTCGGCTAGCCAATACCTGAGAATCCCACCACTTATTGCCCTCTCCGTCGCGCTCTAAGCTGAACCCATCAGTCGCTAGTTTTAGCTCAGTCCCTGCCGTTGTGCTGCCCGTTGGTGCGTCGTGTATCTCAACCTTATAGGTTATATCGTTTATGCTTTTAAAGCTTCCGTAGTATTTGCGTGCCATTACCCTCTAGAATAATCGTTGTTATGTCTATTTAAAACTATCGCCAAATCGCGGCCGCTAATATGCGTGCTTGCTATAAATCCGCCATCGCCTCCGCTCGGTGTTATTAGATCGCGTAATTTATCCAACGGCGCAATAACTTCCGGGTTACTTCTAGCCCCTGGATATTCCCCCATCAATCCCAACGTTGGACCGTAAACGATACCACCATCGGCAAATTTCTCAAACTCAGGTCCTTTCTTCAATTGTGCCGTAATAATTGCAGAACCTGCAACCAACGCAACACCTGCTGCAGCGGCTGCCATAGGGTTAGCAAGGATTAATTTTTGAAATGCGTCCGAAGCAATTGCCGTGGTAATTAACGCAGTACCGAAGGCCTTCATAAATTGAGCAATGGAAGCCAGTGCGGCTTTACCAAATTTCTCAAAAGCCCCCTGCTCTCCTGCTATCATTTCGCCTATTGCCGTTCCCAACGCCGTCAAACTATCCTCAATCAAACTCTCAAAAGCGCTGTCTATTGCGTTGCGCATGTTTTGTAAGTCCTTAATAAATGAGGTGTATTCCGTCTGCGTTTGTATTTTTAGCTGTATGGGCTTCTTAGATATTTCCTTTTCGACTTTCTGCAGGCTGTTGGTAATTTGTAGCCCCATGCTTTTCACTACCTCCGGCTTTATAGGCGTGGTGCTTGCCGCTTGGCCAAATCCGTTTATTATAGCGCTGTAGGCTTTACTTCCAAATTGTTGGTAAACCTTATGCGCAAACTCTACAGTTTCTTGAATTTTTGCCTTTTCTTTTTCCGCAGCTTCCGCTAGTGCCGCCGCTCTTTTCTTATGCGCGTCTACTATATTCTCAGTGATTAAATCCTCTTTGCGTTTACTGAGCGTTGTAATATTATTATTTATCTCAATCCAACGCGCACTATATTTCTCTTCCTCATTCAGTTGTTTTGTGCGTGCTGTTATTGCCGCGTCGATTGCTTTTATCTCAGCATCGCGCAGCGCTTTATCAATTAGCCCTTTTCTCTTTGCGTTGGTTACTGCCTTGGCTATTATTTCATCATCAAACGCGCGCATCGCGTCTGCAACTTCTTTGGCCTTGGTTTTCTGCGTTTCGTAGAAATCTTTGGTTTTTTCCGTCGCGTCCTCGGTTTTTTTGCCTATGTCCATAAACAAACTAGCAATCAATCCAAGCCCAACCAATACAGCCCCGGCACCTGTAGCCACTACTGCCGCCGCATACGCACGCGCTGCAACGGTTGCCTGCCCCATTACATAGGTTTCAATTTTTTGGGCTGCCGTTTTAACGCCAATTACAAAAGCGCTTTCAGCTTGCAATGCGTTCTGTATAGTTTGCAGCGAATTTAGCAAAACCATAACGCCTTGAAGCTTGGCCATTGTTTTTTGAAGGTCCTCGCTTTCCACTCCAAGTGCAGCCATTGAACCCTCTACAACTCCGAACCCTGCCGCAACTGCCTGCGCTCCACCAATTAAAGCATCAAGCCTGCGCGTGTCGCTGGCAAAATATCCAATCTCCGCGCGCGTGTCGCCGATTTCGTCGGCCCCATTGCACGGGCTTCGATTGCCATAGTTTGCAATTGCTTTACAACTCTAGCCGTCGGCTTGCTATTCGCTAGCGTGTTTAATCGGTCTTGAATATCTTTAGCGGCCTTTGCTACATCGGCCGTCATCTCCTTGCCGCCATCGGCGATAAGCTTAATTGCTTTGCCCCAGCCTTTTTCAAGTTCTGTAATATCCGCCCCAATGGCTACGTTCAACCTGCTCATCGTGTGTAATTAATTAAATAGTCCTGCGATATTTGATAAACCCCTGCAAAGTCCGCTTCGTCGTCTGTCAATTCCTGCTGTCCATCAAACTCAATGGTTTGGGTTTTCACCGTGTTAAATGTACCTGGTAATGTCACCGCCTCAAACGCCGTGCGAACTGCATCCGCCACTTGGCTACACTGCTGATAAGTCGGCGCAAATATACTTACCTGCACGCGCGCAAAATCTGTGCGGCTGTGGCCTGACTTGGTAGGCGTTGGAATTATGCTCACTAGGTTGTAAGCTATCGCAGGAAACGCGCTGCCTTGCGGTATGCGTAGCGGATTTATCCGCGTGCTTACCAGCGTGGTCAATGCTGCGTTATTTGCTAAAATATTATAGGCTACTTTTACGGCGCTCATGCTGTTGGTATTGGTGTTAACTTCTCAAAGATACTCCGATATTTTTCAACCTCTTCGATTATTGTTAACTCCTTACGCTCC